CAACAGGCTTGAAGATCGTCGTAGGCGGCAAGTTTTCGCACATTGGAAAGCTGATGCTCTCGCTCCTGCGAAGGCCTTTTGCAGAGCCATAGGTGTTGAGGATTATGCTGTCGACGTGGCTGTGGACCGCGGTGTCAAATTGGCGGTGCCTCACCTTGTTTGGGCGGCAATGACTTTGCGGGATCATTCCATGACCGCTGTCAAGGTTATGGGTGCCGTTGCCGGTGGTGGCATCGTTGCAGCGTCTGTTTTCGCAGCAGCTGGGTTAGTCCTTGATTGGTATTACGCTGACAAGGCCAGTCAGAAACTGGGAGTACAGCGAGTTAGCGTAAAAGAAGGTTACTCGCAATTCAATTCTGTAACTAGAGCTCAGAGCTTGTTTGCTGCCGGTATGGCGATGTCCGACGAGGTGTACGACACTACTGCTCACACACACACAATTCGGCTGGATCCGTTCTTCTTTTCGATACGCGCTGATATTGCGCGTCTTAAGGACGACACGGCTGCCGCTCGTCAGCTCACTAACACGGTTCTTCCACCTTTGCTGCAGACCATTAGTTCCAGCAACAAGACCATGATATTGCTTCCTGGCAGCATAACTGAAGAGTCCGCGAGACATATTCAGGAGGCTATGCCAGAGTTTTACTTCAGGATAGTCAATCGCAATCACACGCATCCTGAGTTGTGGGCTGTCAGGCGGGGTTTTGAGATGATGGTCGCTAGGGCGGTTGTGGCCAGTTCTTCTTGCAAACGCGTTGTAATGATAGGTGGAAATGTGCGACAAGTGAGCAAAATCCCCGGGGTTATTGCGAATTATGGTCCGATAGTCAGTGGCAGGGACGATTTCCGCCATGACACCAAGGGCACAGTCGCACAGAGGAATCTGTTTCGGCAATTGAACATCCCGGAACGTTTCGGCAATCGTCTGCAGAACTTCGGTGATTCAACTGGTGTTTCCTTCTACTCTACTCAAGATATGCACAAGGAAGACTATATCAGAGCCGCCATCGCCTCGGGAATCCGGAAACATTATATTGCAATGAATATCCCGATTGTCATGATGGATCCCAGAGTGACTGAATGGGACGACAACGTGCTGGGGGCAAGATTCGTCAAGAGGGGAGGTGTCCTCAGCATGTCACCCATGAAATTACCGGTGGCAGGCTACGACAACGATTTCGAAGCCACTATGAGTTGGGTCAAACCACATAAGCCTTTCTTAGGCTACGACATCACTGTGTCTGCGGTCGCGCAGGTGGGTTCGTCTTACTTACTTGAGATGGACATCGGTTCAGGTCCCCAAGAGTCTCACGACACGGTTTGGCGCATGCCGGATGCAGGGCAGTATGTTCTATTGGATTTGACCAGAGAGCACGATGAACCGCATTACTACGCAGTTCCGGCACCCAAGTTTGATTCCGTTGTCAAGTTTGTCATTCAGATGAATGGGGCAAAGAATGTAGTCGAAGCAACTGCCGGGCGGATATTAGGTTTGGAAGCGCAAATAAAGATTGGCGGTTCTGTTCTTGAGCGCGCCTGGCATCAAAACCACAGGGAATTCGCGAGTACGATGATTCACG